GCCTGCCGAAGGCCGCGCGCCCAGCACCCGCGAAGTGGCTGCCGCTCTCGAGGGCCGTCAGCGCGAGCAGTTCGGCACGATCGAGCGCGGGGACTACAGCGACGAGGCTGCCGACCGGATCTCGGACTGGGCGGTCGAAGAGGTCATGTTCGAGGTCGAGCAGGCACAGGAAAACCCTGAGCGCTCAGCTGTTGGCTGGTACTCTGAAAAATTCCAGCGATCTCTCGACATTTTTGGTGGCGCATTCCCAGAGCTGATTGGCGATCTGGACATGAGCTTACCGGGCGTCGCTGCGCTCGGGTCACAACAGGCCGCCCGCGATTTCTTCACTGCGCTGATCGCCATCACCTCTGACGGTGCCAAAGTCGCGGACAATTTTCGCTTTGCCTCGCGTGCCATGGAGCAGTTCCGCCGCGACGGCCGCATCGACCCCAACATTACGTTTGGTGGTGAGCGTAACAAGTCGATGCAGATCAATCTGCAGAACATTCAGGCCGCGCTCGACACCTTTGGCCCTGACCAGATGGCGGAGCAGCTGCTCAAGAAAGACACGATCAGCAATCTGAAAAAGCAGGCCAAGGCAGAAGGCAAGAACTTCAGCACGGCGTACAAGGCGAATATGGAGCTGCCGTACGCGGCGCTGGTGTTCGGGCCGAAACTCGGTGCCTTCTACGCTAACCTGATGGGCGACACCGGCTACCTGACCATGGATCGCTGGTGGTCACGTACGTTCAACCGCTATCGCGGCACGCTGCTGGGTGCACCCACCGAGACCGGCATGAGCCGCGTCAAAGACCTAATTATCGCTGATCGCCGGTTGAACGTCACTGCTGAGCAGCTGACCGACGACGAGGCCCTCGTGTACGCCGCCGAGTATGTGGCCAGCTACAAAGCGAAGGAGTTTAAGAACGGAACGGAGCTTGAGCGTGCGGCCAACACGGTCTACAAAGCTGCGTTCGAGCAGCTGGAAGACCAGCCATTCAACGCCTCTGACCGTGAGTTCATGGTCAACACCACACTGCAAATGCAGGACAAACTGACCAACCAAGGCGTCAATTTAACGGTTGCCGATATTCAGGCTGTCCTGTGGTATTACGAAAAGCGTCTTTACGCTGAACTGGGAGCGCGGGCGACCGCGGATGTGAGCTATGAAGAAATCGCAAGACAGATCATCGACGGTCGCGCAGATCCTGCCGCAGGAGACGGAGTGGTCGGGTCTGAGCTCAGCCTCGATGCAATCGGTGATGAAAGCGGCACAAGAGAACCCGCAACAGACTACGTTGAACAGGCGGCCCCAGATGATGCAGGAGCCGTCGGTCAGCGAGGAGGAACAGGCGAGTATTCGAGCGGAGGCCTTGCGCCGCTCGCGGGTGCGCCAAATGTCGTCGGGGCAGCTGGCCCCGACGCGGAACTCGTCGCAGTCGCAGAGCAATACGCCGCCGCAAACGGAATAGATCTTCGCCGTCAGGCAGAGTTTGTCGAGATCGACGCAGAGCGCGCCACGCGCATCGCTGAGGCCTACGAGGAGCTGGTGCATGCTCCACAAGACCCGCAGGTGCTGGAGGCTTACAACTCGCTCATCGAGCAGACCCTCGCCCAGTACCAAGCGCTGGTCGACGCGGGCTACACCTTCACCTTCTTTGACAGCGAGACCGACCCCTACGGTGGCAACCCATGGAACGCGATGCGCGACCTACGCGCCAACAAATCGATGGCGGTCTATGGCACCTATGACGGCTACGGCACCGAGGGCCTGACGCAGGACGCGATCGACGACAATCCGCTGCTGCAAGATACGGGCCTTGTGTGGTCGGACCAGAACGGCGTCGAGCGCCAAGTCACCGCCAACGACCTGTTCCGCGCTGTGCATGACGCGTTTGGTCATGGCATCGAGGGCGCAGGCTTCCGCGATCGTGGTGAAGAAAACGCGTGGCAGGCGCACATCCGCTTGTTCACGGGCCCTGCCATCGCAGCGCTGACGACCGAGACACGGGGCCAAAACAGCTGGCTCAACTATGGACCGTTTGGTGAGCAGAACCGGACGGCCAGCGTAGAAGACACGGTGTTTGCACCGCAGAAGGCCGGCATCATGCCGGAGTTTACATGGACCGAAGGGCGCGCAGACGACGCGCCAGTACAGGAGCAAATTGATGGACAACCCGAACCCACCCAAACCACGCTCTTTCAGCGAGGCATCGCTCCAGATCCTGCAACAGTTCTCCGACGCCGCGGTGACGCGGGGGCCGAAGCCGTCGAGGGCGTCGCAGGTGCCGACGCCGGAGATGGGGCTGCCGGTCAGCCAGCCACCGGGGCCGACCTCGAACGAGTAGACGACCCAGAGTTCCTGCAGGAGTTCCTGACGCGTCCTGGCTGGGGCGCAGTCACCGCGTCGCGGTCGCTGCCGGACAACGAGTTCTATCAGAACCAGCAAGCGACCAACCCTGAGCTCTACGAGCGGTCGCTCGAGCGTCAGGCCAACCGCAACGCTGAAGAAAACGCTCGCTTGCGCCGCACTCTGGATGAGCAAGGCATCCCCTACATCGAGGTCGAAGGCCGCTACATGGGGCAGCCTGACGGCACCAGCTTCATGGTGGTGGCAGACGAAAGCACGGTCATGCGCCTCGGTCGTCAGTTTGGCCAAGAGAGCGTCCTGACCCGCGACGGCCTGATCTTCACCGATCGGCCCCGTGCTGATGTTCCCGCCACCGGCGAGACCATGGTCGGTGAGCAGGCTCTCGAAGAGGACTTCTACTCGGTCACCCCTGGCGGCACGCAGTTCTCGATGGGGCTGGGTTTTGAGGCCGGCGGACCCGGCGTCGCTGTTATGCCCGAGGGCTACACCGAAACCCCAGACCGCCCGCAGCTGCCTGTGCGGCCTGACGGGCTCGTCGAGCTACACCACTGGTCAAACGTCGAGCTGGACAGCGTCGACCCCGCCTTTGCTGCGACAGGCCCATTGCAGGGCGCAGAGCGTCGGCGCGGTGCCCGCATCAGCTTCTTCGGGATCAACCCTCGAGAGACGCAGCGGTCACAGGGCACAGGCTATGTCAAAGAGGCCGGCCTTGGTCCGGTCGAGCATGTGGCATTCGTTGACCCGTCAGATCTATACCCGATCTTCGAAGACCCAGAGGGGCTGGCCGCAGGAAAGAACATCAGCGAGGCAGAGGCAGCCATCCGCGAGGCAGGCTACCTTGGCTACTACACGACCGACGACGGCTCTGGCCGCGCGCCGCTGGGCAACGTGGCAGCCCTGTTCGAGGCCGTGCCCGTGCAGCGGGTCGAGCCTGAAGCACAGACGCTGGAGCAGCGCCCTGAAGGTGCAGGCCCGCGCGGCTCGATCACATTCCCGGGCGGTGGTCTGGATAGTGAGCAGTCAGTCATCCGCCTATTTGAGCGCGCCGACCGATCGACCTTTGCACATGAGGCTGGGCACTTTTTCTTAGAGGCCTTCAAGCAGTTGTCGAACGACCCGCAGGCTCCCCAAGGTATGCTCGACGACTTCCGCACGATCAACGAGTACCTTGGTCGTGATCCACAGGACACCAGTGACTACACGATCGATCAGCAAGAGACGTGGGCCCGGAGCTTCGAGGCTTACATCATGGAGGGCAAAGCTCCCTCGATCGGTCTGCGATCAGCCTTCGAACGGTTCAAGGCGTGGCTGACGCGGATCTACCGCGAGGTCGTCAACCTGCAGGTCGAGCTGTCACCGGAGATCCGTGAGGTCATGGATCGGATGCTGGCCACAGAGGAAGAGCTGGCGCTGGTCAAGGCAGAGCAAGAGATCTCGCCGCTGTTCCTTGAGCGCCCGTCCGGCATGGACGAGAACGACTACAACCGCTATCGCAAGACCGCGACGGAGGCTGACGACGAGGCCAGCCAAAAGCTGATGAACAAGCTGATGGCGCGCATCCGTCTGCAGCGCCAGAAGACGTACAACGCAGAGCGCAAAGCCCTGACCAACACCGTCGAGGAAGAGCTACGTCAGACCCGAGCTTACCAGACGATCGAGCGCCTGCAGACAGGAGAGACACGCCTGAGCCGTCAGCAGATCGTTGATCAGTTTGGCGAAGAAGCATTGCGCGACATGAACCGCGAAAAGCTCGGCGGCAAGCGTGCGGTCTATACCCCGGGTGGGGCTGACCTGTCGGTCATGGCAGAGCTCATGGGTTACGACAGCGAGACCGAAATGATCGAGGAGCTGCGCGACGCGCAAAAATTCTCGATCGCAGTCGAGCTCGAGGTCAACAAGCGCCTAGACCAGAAGTACGGCGACCTGCTGACCGACGGCTCGATCAAGGACGCTGCACGCGCTGCGATGCACAGCGACAAGCGCGGACAGCTGTTGACGGCAGAGGCCAATCAGCTGCGTCAGGAGATCGAGGCCGCTGGCGGTGCGACGCCACCCAACCTGAGCCGCGCAGCCATCAAGCAGCAGGCGCGCGACATGATCCAAGACATGAGTGTGCGTCAGGCGGCCAGCCCCAACGCGTTTCTGCGAGCAGAGCGCAAGGCGGCAGGCGAGGCACAGCGCGCCTTCAGCCGCGTCGCACGCGCGCCGTCAGGGCGGCTGGCGACCACTGGCGCACAGGATCTGATCGCCGCCCACGCAGCCAAGCGTCGGCAGCTGCTGAACCACTACCTGTACGTCGAGGCGCGCAAGGCCGAAGAGCTGGTCGCCAAGATGCGGAAACAATCCACGCGCCTGCAGAAGAAGAGCACGCGCGAGGCGGTGGCCAGTCCGTACATCGACGAGATCTACGCCCTGCTCGAGCAGTATGACTTCCGTCAGCTGTCGCCCGGTCAGGTCGCCAAACAGCAGAGCCTCGCCGCCTTTGTGGCTGCCATGGAGGCTGCCGACCGCGCAGGTGAGCTGTCGATCGACGACCGTCTGATCGAGCGGGCACAGCGTACGCACTTCTCGACTCTGACGGTCGACGAGCTGCAGGGCCTCAAGGACACCCTCGACAACCTCGAGCATCTTGGCCGTACCAAGATGAAGCTGCTCGACGCCCGCAACGAGCGTAACTACGCAGAGGTGCAGCAGAGCATGCTGAGCGCCATGCGGGAGAACCTACCTGATCAGCCCATGGGGTTGGTCGAGCGCGAAGGGGATGCCCGCAAGCGGGCAGGACGCATCGCACTCAACACGGTACTGAGCGCCGACGCGATCATCAACCGGCTGGATGGCAGCATTCAGGGCGTCGGCGATGTGTGGCGTGCTCTCAAGGAGCCGATCAACAACGGCCTTGCCCGCGTACAGGTACGCAAGGAAAAGGCCGCCGAGGACTTTGTCGACCTGTTCAAGCGTCACTACACCGACCAAGAGCGTCGCGACCTGAACGCCAAGATGCTGTCTGTGCCAGAGATTGGGCAAAGCCTGCCCAAGCAGGCCATCCTTGCGATCGCGCTGAACACCGGCAACCGCGACAACTTCGAGCGCCTGACGAACCCTGACAACGCGCACAGCATCCCCCGAGATCAGGTGCAGGCAGTGCTCGACCGGCACATGGATGAGCGCGACTGGCGTTTCGTGCAGGACGTTTGGGATTACCTCAACAGCTACTGGCCGGAGATCTCAGCGCAGGAGCGCGCCCTAACTGGGGTCAATCCTCGTAAGGTCGAGAGCACACCTCAGCTGACGACGTACCCGTTCGTGAAGGGTGGCTACTACCCTATCCGCTACGACCCGCGCCTGTCCGGTGCGGTGCAGGATTACGACCACAACCAGATGATGGAGAACCTCAAAGGCGGTCGGTTCGCCAAGGCGCAGACCCGCAACGGTCACACCAAAGAGCGTGTCAGCTCGACCGGCCAGCCGCTGCGTCTGGATCTCGGCATCGCCATCGCCCACGTCAACGACGTGATCTATGACCTTGAGCTGCGCCAGCCAGTGCAGAACAGCTGGCGGCTCCTGAACGACCCGACAGTCGACGCCATGTTCAAGCGCAAGGGGGCGTCCGAGGACGCCGAGGCGCTGAAGCTATGGGTGCAGGATGTCGCCAACGGTGACCGCTGGTCTGGCAACGGGTGGAGCGCCGCATATCGGCACCTGCGCGGCGGCCTGTCTATTGCCAAGATGGGATTTTCGATCACGACGCTGGTGCAGCAGCCTACAGGCTTGCTTCAGTCCGCGGTGGTCGTAGGTAAGGGGCCGCTGTCCAAGGCCCTGTGGAAGTACAAGAACAACCCGTTGCGGAATGCGTCTGCAGTGCGTGCCATGTCTCCGTTCATGGAGGAGCGTCAGCAGACCTTCCAGCGTGACCTGAACGTGTTGACCGAGAGCATGGCGGAAGACCCGACGTTCTCTCGTTACAACACCTTTCGGCAGACCATGAGCGCTGCAGCGTTCTTCTTAATCCAAAAGGCACAGTTCTATATCGTCGACGTGCCGACATGGATGGCTGCCTACGACACCGAACTCCGCAGGAACGGTGGCGACAGCGAAGCCGCAACCAGCGCAGCTGACCAGATTGTGGCCCGGTCACAGGGGTCAGGCCTACTGTCTGACCGCACGGCGTTCGAGCGCGGCACCTTGGGCAAGGACACCCGCAACGTCGAGCTGGCCAAGCTGATGACAACCTTTGGCTCGTACATGATGGCTAAGTTCAGCGTCGCCACACAGCGCGTACGCGGCACCGACGTGAAAAACCCTGCGGAGTTCCTGAGCCTGACGGTCGACCTGCTGATGTTGTACACGATCGAGACGGCGATCGCCGTTTACTTGACCGGCAACTGGCCCGACTTCGAGGACGAGGAAGAAGACCCTCTGCTGCTGTTCTTGGCCAAAGAGACCGGCCTGTCGGTCATGTCCGGCTTGCCGCTGGCACGCGAAGCAGCGTCAACGCTTGAGGGCTTCGGTGGTGGGGGTACTTTGGCATCTGCGATTGAAGAGAGCGCGGGTCTTGCCACCGGTACCTACCGCATGGGCGAGATTGCGGCAGGTCTCGAGGACGAGGACAGGGCCCGCGCTGCGCTCAAGGATGTGCTGGGTGGCATGGGTGTTCTGTTCCAGCTGCCGACCGTACAGCTCGAACGCACGCTCGATGGCATGTTCGACGACGACATGCAGTTTAGAGATGATTTCACCGCGATGGATCTGCTACTGGGCAAACGTCCCGAATAATGCTATAGGGTGGCACAAGGAGACTTCGCCATGACAATCACAGCCCAGACAGCAAAGACTGGACCGTACAACGGTAACGGGTCAACCACGACGTTTTCCTACACGTTTCGGGTAGCGGATGCGGCTCATCTAACCGTTACGGTGCTGGCAGCTGATGGCACGACAGAGACAGTCAAGGCCCTTAATACAGATTACACGGTCACGGGCGTCGGAAATGCGAACGGTGGCACGGTTGTTCTAAACACGGCGCCAGCACTGGGAGAGCAGCTGACTATCACGCGCTCTGTCAGCCTCGATCAGGAGGTTGACTTACAAAACCGAGGGTCAGTCAACCCTGAGACCCTCGAAGAGAGTTTCGATAAACTGACGCAGATCTCGCAAGACCAGCAGCAACAGCTTGACCGGTCTCTTAAAGTCGACTTGTTCGAGCAGGCAGATCTCGATCAGCTGACGTTAAACGTCAACGCCCTTGCCGCGATTGAGAGCGACATCTCCACGGTAGCTGGTATCAGCTCGGACGTGGTCGCTGTTGCGGCTGACGCGGCCGACATCGGCACGGTGTCCGCCAATATCTCTTCCGTGAACGCTGTCGCGGCTATTGATGCGGACGTGACGACGGTTGCTGGGATCGACGCCAACATCACCACAGTTGCAGGCATCAGCGCCAATGTCACCACAGTGGCAGGCATCAGCGCCAATGTTACTACCGTCGCCGGGATCGACACAGACGTGACAGCAGTGGCTGCTGATGAGGCCGACATCGGCACGGTGTCCACCAACATCGCGGACGTCAACACAGTCGCAGGTATCGATGCAGCTGTAACTGCGGTGGCAGGTATCTCGGCTGACGTCACCGCAGTGGCGGACGACGCCACGGACATCGGTACGGTCGCCAGCAACATCACGGATGTGAATACCGTCGCTGGGGTCAGCGCCGATGTGACGACGGTCGCCGGGATCAGTTCGGATGTAACGGCAATCGCGGCAGACGCAACTGACATCGGTACGGTCTCCGCCAATATCGACGATGTGAGCGCGGTCGCCGACATCGATGCGGACGTGACGGCGGTTTCTGGCATCAGCTCAGATGTCACGTCTTTGGCAACCTCCATTGGCTCAATCGACGCGCTTACCTATTCCGATCTCATGCCGATTGAGGCACTGCACCCGGCGCAATTCACCATTCCGCGCGGCTGGTGGGACACAGGCGAGCGGTTGCTGACCGGGGCGTCAGAGCGTTACATCATTTCCAACTGGAACGTCGAGGCCGATCTGCTCGCTGGCAGCCTTGATGGTGTTTGGTACAACATCACCGAGATCTTCACCGACACTGGCGGCACCGCAGCCGTCAGCGCGCCCGGAGATGTGGTGCGCAATATGAGCGACCAAGCCAATGGCGGTCGCGATGTGACTGGCGACAGCGGGCTGTACGCGACGGTGCCTCGGCCAGCCATCTACAGCAACAAGATATCTTCGACTTTGACGGTCGATCTGCCTTATCTCGGCAACAACTGCACCATCGGTTACAGCACTGATCAGGGCGTCACGATCCTGACCGGCCAGACAGTCGGCGGCCCGACAGAGATCCTGATTGATCGGTATCTTTTCGGCTATGTCATTATCGACGAGCCGATTTCTGTCGAGCAGACCGCTCGACTGACGCAGTATCTGGAGGCGCTACGCTTGGGCTATGTGGCCCCCACTGAATACGACGGCGCGCTGCTTCTGGAGACAGGGGACGCGCTACTGCTTGAGAACGCTGATCGTCTTGACCTTGAAGGGGTGGTGTCGTGGCCCCTCAACACTGCAGCATGAGGTAAACAATGGCTGAACAATTAACCGCACTCACCGAGGCCACTGAAGTTGGCCCTGATGATCTTCTCTATGTTGTTTCTGGTGGCGATAGCCGCAAGGTCACGAAGACCACGCTCCTCAGCGATCCGTATTCGGTGGCTGCGGCCTTCACTTGGGACCGAGACACGTCGTCTCCCGCTGCTACCAATACGCGCACGCTGCCGCCTGCCGTGCTGGAAAATATCTACAATCAGATGCGGGGCTGCGTGTTGAACGCCGACGGCTCGGTGAACTATTACCTGTCGCCGACCGACTGGTCGCAAAAAGCCGGCGGCGGTGCGTCTGACCTGACGGGCGCTGATGGCAACGTCATGGTCGAGATCCCTAAGTTCTACTATCGTCAAAACCGCTCTGGTTCGCTTTACAACTGGGAAATTTCGCATGTCGATCTGCCCGGTTTCGTTGTGCATCCGGCATTCGTGAAAGATGGTTCTGAGGTCGCGACGCGGTATTATGGGGCATATGACGCCTGCGTCCTCGATGTGTCGGCCAGCGCGTACATCTCCGGTCTCAACCTCGACGACAATACCAGCAACGTAGACCTGACCGCGACGACGGGGGACCAGCTTGCGTCGGTCAAGGGCGTCTACCCGATGGTCGGCCTCACACGCGACGAGTTCCGCAAGCTGGCGGCGAACACCGGAACAGGCTGGCGTCAAGTGGACTTTACGCTTTGGTCTGCGGTTCAGATGCTGTATCTGATCGAGAGCCAGACTTTTTTCAGCCAAGACGTGCTCGGCGCTGGCAACACCAACGGGTCGTACCTTTCATCCTCCGCCGACCAAAACGACAGTCCGCACACGATTGCTGGTGCTGGCGACGCCATCGGCAATGGATCGACCGACACGACCAGCGGTGCGGGCGTCAGCGCCAAGCCCGGCACGTCGTTTATGAAATATCGCGGCATCGAGAACCTGTACGGCAACTGCTGGAGCTGGGTTGACGGCATCAACATCAATGTCGGCAGCACAGGCAATGTGCACATCACGAATGATGTCTCGGACTTTGCCGACAATACCAGCACGAACATGGATCTGATCGCGACCGCTCTCGAAACCGGGTCAAACTACATTCGCGACTTGCTGCCGAGCGAAGGTACCTTCCTTGCCTCGAACGTGACGGGTGGCAGTAGCACAACCTACATCACGGATCGGCACTTTGGTTCTGGAAGCAGCAACCGCGTGGCGTTTGTGGGCGGTAGTGCGCTTTATGGGTCGGATGCGGGGGTGTTTTGCCTCGATGCTAATGATGGCTCCTCGAATGCTAATCGTAGTATCGGCGCGCGGCTCAGCTTTTAGGGCGTATAGAGATGGGGCTTGAAACACACGATATTACACACCTACAGCGCCGCGTGGCGCATGTGGGCGGTAATGCGAATAATGGGTCGAATGCAGGGGTGTTTTACCTCAATGCTAATAATGGCTCCTCGAATGCTAATCGTAATATCGGCGCGCAGCTCAGCCACCAGAATAGCCGTGTTTCAAGTCCCGGCCCCTTGGCCGAATATGTTGCCATTAAAAGCTCAGTACCTTCGGGGAACCGCTTGGCGGGGTGGTGCTGATGAAACGACATGGGGGCCTGTTTGACCAGATAACAGAGCCGGGCATGCTCAAGTATGCCCATCAGCGTGCGCGAAAAGGCAAAGCGCACTACAAGGACGTGCAGCGTATCAACAACAGCGAAAACCAGTACCTCGCAGAACTGCACGAACATCTAATTGCCGGGCACTTTACCACAAGCCCGTATACGGTCATGGACAAGTCAGATGGCAGGAAGCTACGCACGCTGTACAAGCTGCCGTACTACCCTGACCGCATCGTGCAGCATGCGATTGTGGCGGTGTGTGGGCCGATCTGGACCAAGAGCTACATCCGCGACACCTATCAGTCGATCATTGGTCGCGGCACAAGCGACGCCAGACGCCGCGTCAGCAAAGTCATCAAGAACAGCCAAGGCCTTTATGCGCTGAAGCTCGACATCAAGAAATACTACCCCAGCATCAATCATGACATCTTGAAGGCGACGGTGCGCAAAAAGATCAAGTGCGGTCGCACTCTGGCGCTGCTGGATGACATCATCAATTCAGCGCCCGGCATTCCCATTGGCAATTACACGTCGCAGCATTTTGGGAACCTGTATCTGTCAGAGTTTGACTGGTGGGTTAAGCAGGAACTAAAGCCCGTCGCATATTTCAGATACTGCGACGACATCGTTGTGCTGTGCCGCAGCTCACACGATTGCCATGAAGTGCGAAAGCAAATGTTTGAGAAGCTTGAACGGAGTTTCAAGCTTGAGGTCAAAGACAGCTGGCAGGTCTATTCCATTGATAAAGAAGGCCTTGATTTTGTTGGTTATAAGTTCTGGCCGGACCGCATTGAGCTGCGCGCAAATATCGCCAGCAGCCTGAAGAAAAAAGCTCACAGCATCAAAACCGCAAAGCCCGCACTTAAGCAGGCGCAGGCGGTCAGCGGACTGATGTCTTATTGGGGCTACGTCAAGCACGCCAACGCCAAAGCGCTTTGGAAGGGTCAAGTGGACGAGGCAGTCCTGTCTGTGTTAGACAAGTTCAACATGAAGCAGAACCCAGCAAGGAGGGTCATGACATGAAATCCTACTCTTCGGAGCAGCAGCCGACCTATGTCAACGATGGCCGCTTGCTGTACATCAACTTCAATTCGGTCGAGAAGACACGCGAGATCGATGAAAACACTGAGACCTATTGGGAGTGCGATCAGGCGACTGTGCCTGTGGCGGCCAGCAGGTCGATGATTATCGAGGCTATCCTCGCGTGCTCGTATGCCACGCCGGGAGCTGAGTTCGCAGCGATCATCAATGGCGGTGAAGATGCTGCCGCACATCAGGCAGCGCGGGTGCAAGCCAAAGCTTTGGCAGACAACTGGCTCGCCGGGGGCTGACCCATGCTCTTCCGTTCGCAAGGTGGTGTCTTCCGCAGGCACCCGCTGTTCAGCACCGTAGCACTCAACAGCGGCGACGCTGCTGTCGGGGTGCTGAACTTGTGTCAATATTGACATAGAGCGTGAAATAGTTTATTG